GAGTTATTCTGGGGGGGTGGGCCAAATGGGGGTCGCCGGATCTTCAGTCGTTGTGGGGAGATCTCTGAGAGCTTGGCGATAATCAAACCAGGCTTGCTTCGCGTCTACATTCGGGTGAGGATAATCTAGGGTAGCATACCGATCTGTCCGTTCGAGGAGTGTGTTTCGCTGGATACGAAGCTCGTCAATGGGTTGAGTTGCGAGGTGTTCTTCGTATTTAGATAATAATTCATCGAGTGTTGGTTTACGGAGAGTATTTTCTTCATACCACGTTAAATCCTCGTAATTTTCACCATTAAGACTCCACGCCTGACCCTGATAATAATTTGATAAAACCGCCGCTAGGTCCATGTTACTGATGAGTGTGTGAGTGTTGCTCGTGGGTGTATCCATCACTATTGTGTTACATTATCGTGATAAATAAAAATTATGTGGTTAGCCGCAATGATGTCGAGAAACCCGGATGGCGAATAAATAGGCATAGTCTCTTATCTACTATTGAGTAAGTTTTTTCTTGCAAAGTGGGAGGCACTTTGGAGGAATTTTTGATTACGTTGCCGACACGAGATCTGGATCAAGACTAAACGGGGGTTCGGGCCACGTGACCGAACCGGTAGAGAACCCTTCTTGAGACGATATATCCCTTAGAGCCTGCCGATACGTGGACCACTGTGATTTATCTAATGGAACATCTGCTATTTGTGTAAAGTCCGTACGCAGTAGTAAAGCGTCACGTTTGGTCCGTATTTCAGATTTAAGAAGACTGATACCCGCATCCACAACTTCTTGTTTCTCAGCCTCGGACGTAAACACCCGGTCCACTAGAGTATAGGTCTGTACGTAACACTCACGGTCTTCATCAAACGTGAGAGGGTCTTCTACATACATTTTGAGACGGTTTGTGTTTTGGGGGGGTTGGGCGTGTATGTAAAGAGCATACCCGGTACCTTCTAACATGGAGGATACGATATACATGGAGGTTTGGGGTTTATGGATGAGACCACATTCGAGAGCGTTACTTGCCTGTATGGGATAACCTTCTGGTTTCCGGTCAACACTCTTGATAATATACTGGATTTCCATTATACTTTAGTACATTATATTTTTAAATACCTAAGATGCGTTCGAAGGAAACGAACGTCCCGAGCCCCACATAATACGAACCGCCCCATTTCCTCCAGCCGCCCCAGCAGACCCACTGCCGCTGTGATGACCTGAACCAGCACCACCACCGTAAAGACCTCCAGAACCCCCCTCACCAAACACATTCGGGGTGGGGACCGCTCCCAAATTACCCCTATACCCACCCGAACCACCACCTCCCGCAACATTTACATTTACTTGACTTGTTGCAGCGGTGGTGGTATCAGTCAAACCAGCGGCACCATCCGATCCCGCGCCGTAGAGACCGACCCCGCCACCACCGACACCACCAGAGCCACCCCCGGAGGCGATGCTTATGACCCGTGACCCCCCACCACCACCACCACCATTGGATCCGGCGGTAGCATTGACTAAAAGACTATTTGCTTGAAGAGAACCAGCCCCTTTACCCCCCGCACCACCGTACCCGCCGGCACCCCCTCCTCCTGATGACATATATAAAGGGTGCTCACCGCTGCCTTTATGTGAATAGCCACCTTCACATGTCCCACCAGTCCCTCCACCGTCGTATGTACCACTCGGACCTCCACCTACAGGTTGGCCGGAGACGGTGATGGTGGCGTTCCCGCCGCCATGTTGTCCTCCAGTTGCTGATGTGTTCATGAAAGTAGAAGTACCACCATTTGAAGCAGATATTGACCCAGATGCACCAGACCCATTGTAAGCGGCCCCACCAGCTCCTACTGTAACAGTGTACGAATTTCCAGGAACAACGGTAATGTTATTTTTATATGCGAGTCCACCCCCAGCCCCACCAACTCCAAAGTAGTTACTCCCATTACCAGCAGCCCCCCCACCACCTACACATACCACGGAAACACTGGTAACATTAGCGGGGGCTAACCACTGGGTGATACCAGTGGTGGTAAAAATTTGTTGTCCGATGGGATTGGATGCAGTTACAACTATCTGGTAACTTTGGAGACTACTTAGAGACCCAGAGTCGGTTGCCTGTATCGTGAAATTGAACGTTCCCGATGTGGTCAATGTACCGGACATGGTTGATGCACCAGCACTCGGTAACGAACTACCTGTTGGTAAGGTACCACTCGCCAACGTATACGTAAGCTGAGTGTCAGAGTCCTGGTCATCTTCAAAATCAATACCCAAATTATACGTCAAAGATGTACCACTGCTCTGACTGGGTAGTACCACCGTACCTCCGGTAGTTGTGGGTGATGCGTTCAATACAGTCATCTGGTAACTTTGGAGACTACTTAGAGAGTCGGAGTCGGTTGCCTGTACCGTGAAATTGAACGTTCCCGATGTGGTCAATATACCAGACGTGGTTGATGTTGCAACGGCAAAACTCGGTAACGAACTACCTGTTGGTAAGGTACCACTCGCCAACGTATACGTAAGCTGAGTGTCAGAGTCCTGGTCATCTTCAAAATCAATACCCAAATTATAATACAAAGGTGTACCTACGACCTGACTAGCTATTACCACCGTACCTCCGGTAGTTGCGGGCGCCGCGGTGAAAGAGATCCGGCTCCAACCAGTCCCTGCATTCCCACCATAATAACGAACAGTTTTTGAGGTTGTGTTGAAGTAAATATCACCTGCGACCCCTGTCGCAGGGTCACTTGTATGTTGCGGTAAATTTAATGTGTTTCCACCTCCACCTGCACCCAACGCACCCCACACCCCCGCCGAGTACGCTTCCATCAACTGAGTTGTTGAGTTATACCTGATCATTCCGTTCACGGCTGTAGCCGGTCTTTCTCCCGTCGTACCAGCTGGAACGGTTAGAGCACCTGTTCCACTCACCGTCAACTCACCACCCTCAAATGTCGTGGCTTTAACAGTTCCGGCAACGTCCAATTTTTTACCCGAATCGGGTGTTTTTCCGATCCCAACATTTCCTGTCGAATAATGTATGTCGTTCGTATTAACAGTTGTCCATGTTGACCCGCCCCCACTGGAAAACGTCGTCCCATTTCGAGTGAGTGCACCCGTAAAATTTATATCCCCCGTAACGTCTAGACTGTATCCGGGTGTCACTGTCCCCACCCCAACCCTATTATTTGTGGTATCCACGTGGAAGGTGGTCGTATCCACCGTGACATCCCCACTGACAGTGAGTTCACCTCCGATGAGAGCGTTAGAGGTCGTGATGACCCCTGTGGTCACATTGGAGAGATGAACTGTGTTTGTTGTTGTGTTACTTTCATTGACCACATCGTCTAGACCATAGGATGGGACAATCACAACTTCACCAAGGGTAATTTGATTACATGAGACGTTTCCGTCGATCACCAAAACGTTCGAGCCGGCATCTTCGACGTACAGGTTATCGCCCACGCTTAGGGTGTGTTGAGGGTTGGCGTTAGCTACACCCACATTACCTTGGTCATAGTAAATATCTGTTCCTGTCCCAATCTTCCATGGTCCAAACACACCCCCATTTTGAGTGAGACTACCTGTGAAGTTAACGTCACCCACGATATCTAGAGTATAACCGGGTGTCACAGTTCCCAAACCAATACGTCCGGCACTCACATCGACAAAAAGTTTATCTGTTCCAACTGCAAGATCATCACTGAAACTAGAGGTTCCCGCCACGTCTAGAGTATAACCGGGTGTCGCAGTTCCCAGACCGATACGTCCAGCACTCACGTCGACAAAAAGTTTATCTGTTCCAACTGTGAGATCATCACTAAAACTAGAGGTTCCCGTGACGTCTAGAGTTGTAGATGGGTTTTGATTCCCGATTCCCACATTTCCTGTGTTGTAGTACAGTTCATTAGTGTTGACAGTTGTCCATTGACTCTCAAGGATGCCTGTGAGATTTGAACCGTCACCATACAAAAAATCAGCTTTAATGTTTCCACCCGTGACGACCAAAACGTTTGAATCAGATGCTCCACTATCTACCAAAAGCTTTGAGCCAACCCTCAAATCTGTACTCACATACGTGTTACCAGTAACATCAAGAGTCGCACCCGGATTTTGATTTCCGATTCCCACATTTCCTGTGTTGTAGTATAGTTCATTAGTGTTGACAGTTGTCCACTGACTCGAAGTGATACCTGTGATATTTGAACCGTCACCATACACAAAATCAGCTTTAATGTTTCCACCCGTGACGACCAAAACGTTTGAATCTGAGGCTCCACTATCTACCAAAAGCTTTGAGCCAACTCTAAAGTCCGTGTCCACGTATGCATTCGAGTTAACATGTAAACCTGCATCGGGGTTAGTTGTGACAAGTCCAACCTTATTATTGGTGGTATCGACAAAGAGGTGACTAGACCCAACTCTTAGGTTATTAGCGACATTTACCTTGCCAGAAAATGTCTGAATGTTAATATCCGACATTCTATATACTTAGTTTAGATAAAATTGATGTTAATGTTTGTTCAACAAATTCAAGTCGTGCTTCTGTATTATGAAGTTTGAGTTTTGTGATTTCGAATTCTGTTTTACTATTCCTAAGATCTTCTTTGGTTTCAGATAGTTCTACACGAATGGCGTATTCCACCGCCTCACGTTTTTGGTTCTGTTCCTTGAGTTTGGTGTTGATAGTTTGGGTCTGGGATAAGTCGGAGTGAGTATGGGTATTCAGTCGCTTTTCGAGATCGGTTTTGGTTTTGATCAGTTCGGTCCGTGTAGTTTGAAGGTCCGCTTTGGTCTCGCTCAGTTCTGTACGCGTGGTTTGGAGGTTGGTGTCAGTGGTTTGGAGGTCCTCCCCCAGTTTGGTGCGGGTATTTTTCCCTTGGACTATCTTTACTTGTGGTGGCTCGGGCCAAATCGGTGTTTCTGGATCTTCTGTTATAGAAGGAAGATCGCGTAGAGCCTGTCGATACGCGACCCATTCCTCTTCATTTTCTAAACCGATATCGTTCGTTTGGGTCCAGTCCGTGTCTTTCAGTAGTTCGTTTCGTTTAACTCGCAAATTTTCAAACGGAATTATGATATGGACCACATTATCGTGTACCTTTTTGAACTCTTCATACGGCGGTTTGGTCTGACCACTTAAAATTTTAATAGAATCGTAAGTTTCGTTTGCAGTGTATCTTACCGGCTCGGTAAAAATAACCTTAAACGTTTTTGTCACGTTGTGAAGATCCATACACTAATCGGAGATAAAATGGGCGGGTGGTTTCTCGTATGTTAAAATAGTTTCCTCCGTGGATTTCATATCTTGAAGTCTATTTTCTTCGATTAAGGATTCCATCACGGTCTTTATGATATGTTCACCCTCGTTCTTCACACGAACATTAAAATAATTTGCGATGAATTCTTCTGGGCTGGCAGCGATCGAATGTAAACACTTTGCACCGATGGCGTTTATCTGTATAGTACACGTCGCTGAACCGTCGTCGTTCTTTGTATACGCGGCTGTGCACGAATCTTCTAAACGGGTCATTTGTTATATAAAGGCATTATTCTTTATATAACAAATGGAGTTCATTTATGAACGCGAAAACTTCATTCCATCTGAAGTGTGTACTCGAATCATCGATAAGTTCGAAAAAAGTGATAATAAGCGAAACGGTACGACTACAAAAGGACTCGATACAGGATACAAGCGAAGTACAGAGATACGGTTGTACGGAAATGGTCACTGGGACGATGAATTAAACTATTTCGATGAAGTGTTGGAACGTGCTAGAAATGAATACAGAATACACATAAAACCCCTCGACCGTAACGGGTTATTGGATGCTGTTCTGAGGGATAGTCACGTGTACCCACCTCAGATTCAAAGAACCTTACCCGGCGAATTCTATCACTGGCACAGCGACGCGAACATTCCCACGACTTTCAAAACTTTTACGTATATACTCTATTTAAATGATGTAGACGAGGAAAACGACGGAGCGACAGAGTTTAGTTGCGGAAAATGCATTCAACCGAAAACGGGAAAACTCGTAATTTTTCCGAGTACCTTCACGTACCTCCATCGAGGACAGGAATTAAAAGGGGGTGTTAAGTATATCGCCACGAACGGTTACACGTGTCTCCCGCCAGATGTTCTTGCCGGACTTAGGCGATGAGATGCCCCGCGAAATATATAGAATCGTTACCGTGGAATGTGCCATTGCTGATTTTTACCTCAACGTAATCGTTTGCGTTTAAATCCATAATTGTGTAGGCACTACCAGTTGTCTGATACGAACTCGAAGGATCAGAGGGCCCAGTGTACGCGCGAACGTGAACGTAGTTCCCATTTTTGTGCAACTGTAATTCGTACGCGTTAGAATTTGTATTGACGTGTTTAAATCCGTTTATGTACATGGCGTATTTACCATCCACACCTACAGTGATACGTGACCTCGTGTATTTTTGATTTTGATATTCATGAGTCAGAGTAACGTTCACAGGAGTTGATAAGGTTCTATTCAAATGAGCGTGAGTACCACCTTGTGTCCCATCCCATGAGGCATACGTCACACCTCCATTTGTCAGTGACCAATTCGCCCCTGTTTGTTTTATAACACCGTTAACATGCAGAGCAGTTTCCGGACTTACCGTGCCTACTCCTACGTACCCGAAATCGGGTTGGAGGGCTAGAACACATCTATCCTCTGATCCATAATTCGCACCTTGGGCTAATGTTCTACCATCTATAGTCGTTTGTAAGCAAACGCTTTCATTCCCATAGTTGAAACTTGGATTAGATCTTGAGTCTATTGTAAGCATTCCATCAGCATCGGTCGCACTCGGTGTATTAGGCTTGCCTATCCTCAAGGTCCCTAATATATCTAGGGTTTCAGCAGGCTGCAAGACGCCGCCGATACCCACATTACCGCCGTGTGGTTGAAGTGCTAGGTTATACGTACTACTATTCGTATCGGGAACAGAAGTCGTTACACCCGAATACACCTGCACGAAAGAAGTGTTCGTACCACCTTCCGCATTACCCAAAACAGTCTTAACATCACCACTCTGGTATGTGAACCCAGTATAATTACTCTTGGTAGGTATGTTTAAATGTAAGGGACCATCCGGACTCGTCACACCAATCCCGACTTTGCCAGATGAACGATATATATCCGATCCATTCGTGTGCACAGTCCAGTTACTGAAGACTGCTGGTGTTCCGTTTATTTTTAAAGTTGATCCTGTTGAAATGTTAATGTCACCATCAACATCCAGTTTGTGAGCCGGATTGTCTATACCGATGCCAACCTTATTTGTTGAAGTTGCTAAGTGCACATTTGAGTTGGCTCCGTTCACCCAGCTTCCACTGTCAGAACTGATGGATGTTAGACCTGATCCATTTCCAACAAAAGAATCGGCTGTTATCCTACCTGCAACCTCATTCATGACAATATCTGAGCCAACCCTAAAGTCTGTGTTTACGTAGGCGTTCGAGTTCACATGTAAACCCGAATCGGGGTTATTGGTGACAAGTCCAACCCTGTTATTGGTGGTATCGACAAAGAGGTGACTAGACCCTACTAATAAATTACTGGTAATATTAACCTTCCCTGAGAATGATTGAACGTTAATATCACTACTCATCTACATTTACTTTATAATTTTTCTAATGCTTCTATACGTTGAATAAGGGATGCATAGGACATATTCAACAACATGACTTTATTTTCAAGTTCGTAGGTTCTGGCCTTCTCGGTGGTGAGCTGGTCCACGAGATCCTGGTGCGTGTGTTCTTCCAAGGGGTGGGTATGCGGCTCGAGTGGGTGGGTGTGTGGTTCGAGTGGATGTGTGTGTGGTTCGAGTGGGTGGGTGTGTGGTTCGAGTGGATGGGTGTGTTCTTCGAGTTTGTCCACTCGCACGGAAAGTTGTTCTATGCCTGTCGGTGTGGTGACCCAATCCTTCTTGACACTCGCTGGAACGATCATTCTATCTACTACTGACATAAATTATCCGCAGTGGTACGTGCACCCGACAAAGGCGGCGATGTACACCTTCTCATCCATCGAAGCTCTGGTGGTGTACTCCTCCTCGGATATTTGGGTTCCGTCTGGGAGGAGGTACCGAACCTTGTAAGCCTTTTCGGTTTCGGTGGTTTCTTCCCATATCATCTGGTCGTTTTCATCGACATCATTCACCATTTCCATACGAATATCTAACTCTGTGTGTTTATCATCTTCCTCGAGAGAATCTTCTTTTACGATTTTTTTGTAGAAAGGTTTTGAGTGAATATATTCTATCGTCCTTTCGTTTTCGTCTAAAATCTCGTATTCTTCGTGAGATACTTCTATGTATTTGGTCTGAACCCAATATTTTACTTCACCCAGAATTTTCTTTACTTTTTGAATGGGTTGAGTGGGAGGATTGAAATCGCAATCCATCGTTATTTTAGCGACTGTGTAGTTGTGTAAAATATCATCATTCTGTTTCGCACCGTACCCGGGAACATTTGAAGTTGTAATATAATCTCCGGATTCGAGTGCACCATTTACGTTTGTTACCCACATCCCACCTTCACCCAACGAGTTGACGAAGATAAACGTATCACCAGCTTCTTTTGGGTGAATAGATACGAAATTACCGAATTTCTGCTCTCTGTTATCCGGGTCCTCTGATGCTGAAATCACACCGAAACACCTTTTGTCGTGTGCCTTTTTACACAAACTTAAGAACGGAACAGATTCATTCGTCGTGATGGCTTCTTGACCCCGTCGCTTCTCACCGTTTACGGATTCGTATAAGTTCGTATCGGCTACTACGATTAATCCTTCGTATGCGTGGGCATGTTTTGGTGGAATACTATCTATTCTCGCAGCCCTGTGTTGACCCGTGAACGAAATCAGATCATAATATGCTCCATTAGAATAGTGAATCATAGCTACGTTATATAGAGACGCACCGTTCAAACTAAATCTCCATAAAAAGTGATTCGGCTGACCGCTACTGCTAGTTCCGATACCAGTGACCCAAGTTTCGTTATCACCCGAGTTATCTCCGTAATACATCCACCCCATCAAGTGTAAAATGTAACGACCACCGGTATACGTGTGTAATCCCAATGTTCCTGGATTATTAAACCCAATACCTATATTACCTTCCGGAGAGATGACTAATGCTTGTTTTGTTGAATAGGTCGTCAAATGATTATAATCATTTCCACTATGGACCGCATCTTCGTTAACATAAAATCTATGTCCACCACTTGAATTTAAGCACCGATACGCTAAATAATTATTACCCATACCTATTTCGCCTTCTATTAACCCTCCATCTTGGACAAAAACAAGTTTAGGATTATCACCTTCGGCGTTATTGTCTGTATCAGCTTCTATAATCAAGTGACAATCCCCACTGTTACCACTTGAAACGTGTAGCTGTCCTTGGGGTGCTGCATCTTCACTTCCGATCCTTACTTTTCCGTTATGGTCTATCAAAAAAGCGTTTAACCCACCGTTAATAGATGAATCCTTCTGTATGTAAAAGTTTGGTGTTATTCCGGAACCCGTACCCACATTCCACCTGTGGATGTCGGTTTCGTCCGTGGATTGGAATAAGATATGAGGCTCACCACCACCGTCGCTACACTCCAAAATAATTCGCGCGTCTTCGTCACTGCCCGTGTTTGTATTTTTAAACCTGGCAATATAGCTTCCCTCAGTACTAACTTGAACGTCCAAAGCGCATTCCGGACTCGTCACCCCAATCCCCACGTTTCCGCTACCGAGAAACGTGGCGACGGTGACGTCCGGTGTGGACCCATATAAATTATCACCATCAGCAAATGAATTTGCACAAATATCAAGGCGACCAACGGGAGAACTAGTAGTGTCACCTTCACCTAACTTGAAACCAGCTGATATTGCGTTAATATCACCACTGTCTGACGTACTTGTAAATCGTAAATACTCAACAAGATTGTGGCTACCAACATCATCGTCCTCAGTTGCACCCGGGTCGCTATTCTTGGCACTTAAATGTAAATAAGTTGCAGGTGAAACTGTTCCTATTCCAACCTTATTCGTTGAAGTTGCTAAGTGTACGTTTGAGTTGGTTCCGTTCACCCAGCTCCCACTGTCAGAACTGATGGATGTTAGACCTGACCCATTTCCGACGAAAGAATCAGCTGTTATCCTACCTGCAACATCATTCATGAGAATATCTGAGCCAACCCTAAAGTCTGTGTTTACGTAGGCATTTGAATTGACATGTAAACCCGAATCAGGGTTATTGGTGACAAGTCCAACCCTGTTATTGGTGGTGTCGACAAAGAGGTCACTAGACCCTACTAGTAAATTACTTGTAATATTAACCTTCCCTGAGAATGTTTGAACGTTAATATCACTGCCCATCTATAGTAGTTTAAGAAATAAGTGAAGCTACCGCTGTCTCAAGGAAAGCGAGACGGGACTCCAAAGTTTTCGTTTTTTCTTTTTCAGCTTGGAGTTCGGTTTTGGCTTCGGCTAGTTCAGTTTGTGTGGTTTGGAGGTTGGTTTGTGTGCTTTGAAGGTTGGCTTTCAGCTCGCTTTTGGTTTCGGAGAGGTCCGCTTTGGTGTCACTCAATTCGGTTTTGGTGGTTTGATGCGTCTGGTGAATTTCCTGCACAGCCTTTATCAAGTAAGGTACGAGTTGTATATACGCTATTCCAGCCGATGCATTACCCCATCCCGAATAGTCCGGATCTTTAGTCGGATCGTCATCCACAAACGGTTTTTCTTCGGGTATGTTCACAGGTTCATCATCGATACCATCGTTACGAGCCGATACCAAATATCGAAGTTCGGGCGCGTCGTAGTACACGTCTTGTGCGATGAGACCAGCTTCACGTGTTGGATCATCGCATATTTCGTTAATCTTTTCGTGTCTGTCATATATTTGAGGTTTAAGTTTTAGCAGCGTTTCCGTAGCGTTTGTTATATATTCTTCGTTCGTTTTAATACGATCATCACTGTAGGCTGAATAATTTTTTATGTAAGTATACGAAGTTCCCCTAGAAATTATATTTATTTCTTGGTTAGGGTTGTACCCAGTAGCATATATAGTAGAGTACCCAAACCCTATACCCTGACTTTGATTGCTGTGTCTAATTTCCGGTCCGGGGCCGAACGCGGCGATATTTGTCGTCACGTAAAAAGCCATGTTATGATTAGGACTCGTCCCGCTTCTACCATTCTTAATATCTAATAACGCGATAGGAGTCGTATTCCCGATGCCGACGCGGCCTTCATGAGTTAGAACCATATTGACTTGTCTTGATGGGTTGCGATAGAATCCAAAATTCATTAGATCTTTGCTTCCGTGTGAGTGATCTATAAAGGCATCCCAATTTCCATCTCCAAATCTTATTCCCGCTGTAGAGTTCGCCAGACTTGTTTGCGTTGCTCGTATATGCTGTTCACCGGCAGCATGTCCAAGATTCACGTGTAAAGCCGTTTCTGGTGAACTGGTGTTTATACCAACATCACCTCCGTTTGGGTTCAATAGAAGACCATAATAGGTACTATTTGATTTATCTAAGTTTTGTAGGTATGACTTACCGTCCCACATCGTTCCAATAGCTAAGCCCCAATATTCCTCGTTATTACCTGCTGAGTTTCCTGCCCAAATGTGAGTGCCTCGTGGGAAATCTGCCGTGATACCCATACCCGCAGATGGAATGGTATTAAAACTGCTGTATTCAGCACTACTCGCCACCCTTTTACCGAGATGTAAAAGTGTTCTTGGGTTGTCTCCAAAATTGTTAATTCCAACATTACCAGAGTTGTATGTTAGCTCATTAGTTGTAGCATCTTTAGTCCAGTTACTGAAGACTGCCGGTGTTCCTCCTACTTTTAAAGTTGATCCTGTTGAAATGTTAATGTCACCATTAACATCCAGTTTGTGAGCCGGATTGTCTATACCGATACCCACATTATCCGTCGACACCGCAAGGTGGATATTCGAGGAACTACCGTTCACCCAGCTCCCACTGTCAGAACTGATGGATGTTAGACCTGAACCATTTCCGACAAAAGAATCAGCTGTTATCCTACCCGCAACCTCATTCATGACAATATCTGAGCCAACTCTAAAGTTCGTGTCCACGTAGGCGTTCGAGTTCACATGTAAACCTGAATCGGGGTTATTGGTTACAAGTCCAACCCTATTATTGGTGGTATCGACAAAGAGGTGACTAGACCCTACTAATAAATTACTGGTAATATTAACCTTCCCTGAGAACGATTGAACGTTAATATCATCACTCATCTACATTTACTTTATAATTTTTCTAAAGACTCTGCTACTAGGTTTTCCAAAAGACTCATTCTTACATTTAGTGTTTTCAGTCGAGAATCATCCAAAATAGAATCTTTCATTTTTTGAACTTCTTGGGACATTTTCTGAAATGAATCTTCCAATTTTTGAACTTCTTGGGATATTTTCTGAAATGAATCTTTCATTTTGACATCAATGTGTGTTACTTGAACTTTCTCTGGAAGTGTTTCTTTAATGAGATATATAGTAAAGTTTTGGTCGTTTATAACCTCTTTAATTATAAACTCACCATGATCTTTAAAAATTACACGCCCACCATTAAATATGCCCGAACATGGTTCAGTCATTTTTATTAAATACGTCATTGTCTGCGCTAGAATGGGTCTCGTCAGTTCTATTAAACCATTTATATTTCCCCGCATATACGATGAATAGAGAATTTAATAATCAAATGTTTTTACAGTCGTACCATTCAAAGAAATACTAGAAAGTTTACCATTTACATTATCAGATGAAATGTATTCGATAAATATGTTATATATAGCGGAAGCTGTGGAAGAGCCACCACCAGAATTGATCTGGGTGGATGGTTTAATTTCTAACGAACCAGGGTTACTGGATACATCCACGGTAGAGTTCCATGGATTCGTACTCGTGTTACCAAATACAGAAACTGAACCTAGTTTTAAATTGGGTATAGTTCCACCACTTCTACTTCCACCACCCACTTCAAGAGACATATTACTGAATTCTGTCTCATCCTCCACTAGGTGAGCAATCACTCTGGCATGGAAGATATTGGATGTAAATGTCAAGCACACATTCGCATCGTTAACTGCTGTTAGGTGAGAGATCGTACCTTCATAACTGTAAAATTTCTTCGTGACACTCCCTGAATTAATAATCAAACCATTTTCTACGGTTAAATTCCCTGCCGCTGTAATATTTTTGGACGCATACACGTTACCAACAACATCTAATTCTCTATTCGCCGAAGGTGTAGCTGTACCTACCCCAACTCTATCGTTCACGGCATCAACATAGAGTGTGTCTGTATCAACATAGAAATCACCATCGGTCGTAAGTCTGGCCTTTTCGTCGTTATTTATTTTAAAACTAACATTTTGACCATCCTTCGCATTAATGTGTGTGACACCAACTGCTGATTGTTTAAGTGCATAGTTTGATGTAGTGTTATGGTCAATGTGTGCAAAAGAAGCATGATCACTTTCACCCATATGTCCTACAGCCGCACGACCCAAGAAGGATGTTGCATCTTGGTTATACGCCGCAAATATGTTACTACTATGTATATTTCCTGCAATACCCATACCTCCCGATATAATCACAGAACCTGTGCTAGTAGATGTAGCCAAGGTGGTATCTGTTACTGTTATAGCCGTCCCGGTGATGGCACCTGAGGATATAAGATCCGCCGTAAGTGTTCCAGTTAAAGTTGGGCTATCGGAAAGTACGACGCTTGTGCTCCCAGTGCTTGCCGTTACACCCGTTCCTCCATCTGCAACGGCTAATGTGTTAGTGATACTGGATGCTGCAAGGTCAATTGCGATTTTACCAGATTCTATAACAAGACCACCATTGGTTTTGATATCTACAGCCACTGTAGGAGTACTAGATTCACCTCCAGCTCCAGCTGTAATACCATCACCTCCAACCAAAGATGCCACATAACTTCCAGATGTGTCAGTTCCTAATACTATATCACTCGCTATAGATGAAACCTGGATATTAGAAAGACCACCGCCATCACCAGTAATTAATCCAGACGCATAAACATTACCAACAACATCCAATTGTCTATTCACCGCGGGTGTGGATGTTCCTACTCCAACTCTTTCGTTCGCGGCGTCAACATAGAGTGTATCATTGTTTATAGATAAGTTCCCAGTTGTATTTAAAATTCCATTAATTTGAGCACCTGTAGCTGTAAATCCAGCACTAGAAAGAGTACTAGTAAAAGTGCCCGTTGTTCCACTAATAGCACCACCATTGTAACTAGTACCCTGGACGGCACCAGTAAATGTACCATTAACACCAGAAACATCACCACTAAATGTGCCATCAACACCGGTCACAGCCCCCGTGAACGTTCCGTCGGCTGCCGAGATATTCCCAAAAGTTGTTGGAACTATAGCAGCACTCCCGTCGAAATCAACACCCCCGATCTTTCGGGGTGTGGTGAGCGTCGCCGCGGAACCCGTCGTGCTTTCGGTACCTGGAGCGTTCACACCCGGAAGGGTAATAGCAGCACTCCCGTCGAAATCAACACCCCCGATCTTTCGGGGTGTGGTGAGCGTCGCCGCGGACCCAGACAACGCACCGCCGGTCAGAGTCGCCGTGCCGTCGGTGATGCTCGCACCGGTGACCGTCCCCGAGAAAGTTCCGGTGGTACCTGAAACAGTCGTGGCGGAAACGGTCCCTCCCGAAACGGTCCCCGTGAACGTTCCGTCGGCTGCCGAGATATTATTGAAAGTCGTGGGAACAATGTCCGCACTCCCGTCGAAATCAACACCGCCTATCTGTCGGGTCGTTGTAAGTCTGGCTGCAGAGCCTGCAGAGCCGGTTGTGTCTACAGTACCTGTAGTATTCACACCCGGGAGATCAATGTCAGTTGAACCGTTGAAATCAACACCCCCGATCTTTCGGGTCGTGGTGAGTTCAGCTGCAGAACCTGAATATGCTCCACCACTGAGAGTTGCAATTCCATCGGTTATAGTTCCACCGGTTATAGTTCCACCGGTTATAGTTCCAGTAAATGTTCCATTTACGCCAGTAACGTCATTTATAGTGGTCAAGTTATCTGTGGTTGTATTGGCGCTGATTACAACATTATTTTGAACCTTCAAATCTCCGAGAACATCGAGAGTTATCTTTTTAGCAGAGTCTGGTGTAATGGAAACATCAGTACTTCCATTTTGTGTGTATCCAATTGATAAACGTTTTGGATTTTCATCACCATGGTGAATAATTCCTACATTTTGATTTGGGTAGTTGATTATAATTCCTGTATCCAATCCTGTTTGTATATTATCGTGTGCGATACCTATTATACGATCTGTGACAACTAGATCTGTATTTTTTATCTCCGTAATAGTTCCATTAGAGCAGCTGAGATTACCTTCTATGTTAAGATCACCGGAGACGTGAACATTACCAGATGTTGTTAATGAAGTGTTTTCATTTTTGAATTCGATGGTATGAGGTGTTGTATTACCATATCCACTAACAAGTTCAAATGGTGGTTGCATCGCATCTGACGCAGAAGAACCCGACTCTGTTATTTCACCAGTGGCTTTATCATACATTAATAAAACGACTTCGGGATCGCTAAAGTCTTCTCTAAAACGAATAGGACTCAAATACACTGCACCGGGACGAGTAGCTTGTAGTTCAGTATCACTCGCATTAAAAACAATGGTATTCTCTGCCTGATTATCCAGTGTATTTTTGCCGAATCTTATTTTAGTCGACCGTTCGACCGTCGACAAGTTTTTGACCATTTAATATAGAATGGCATTTTAATTTGCATAGAGGAGCGCTGCAAGCCCGTTTTGCACCCGAAGGATATTATAACTTACTGCATATATAGGTTCATTGATAGGCATACTTTCACTCATAATTTTGGCTGAAGAAAGTCTGCTAAAATTTAGTGTACCTGTTGGTTGGAGCGAACTTGTGGAAAGACAGAAGCAATATAAGAAGAAGTCTGGTGACGTTACAAAATTCGTATGATAATAACTCGTTACATCAATAAAATGTGGTTTACCCCATCTATAATTGAAAACATCTATACCATTAATGTTAAGCTTAACTTTATTTGATGGTGATGTGAGAGCACCATCTGTAGTAGTATCAGATGACGCCAAATACTTCACCGGGTGATTAAAATTAAGGTCTTGAATCAGTTCGCGACTAGCAATATTTTTCTGCACCTGTGTAATGAGAAGATCGTGTTTTCTCGAGGCAATATTTCCACGTTCTTCATTATCAAGGTAATAATAATTTGCAAAGCATTCTATGTTGTAATTAGACGCTTCTGTAGCCCAATGAATTCTAATTTCCACGTTGTGATAATTCAAAGCAACTAGTGGTAAAGCACATTGAGGACCCTCACAAAAAAAGAACCGAAGGGGGTAAAAAAACGAACGAGCTGACACACCTGGGTGTGTACCGTTAGAACTTTTGGTAACATTTTGAGCGAATGTATCAATAGCAATCTTTTCAGTGAAGATAGAATCTTGGCTATCGATCAATGAACCACCTATATACAACTCGACTTTATCAATAACGTTATCCCAACGTTGTACATCAAGGGCTTGCGCAACGTTATCTAGAGTAAAATAAACATAGCCTAAAAGATCTCCAGAACGTTCAAATTGAATGCTGGACATTGAATTGTTTCTCACCGCTCCGTGGATTGTTTGTTTTTCGACGGATTGTGAGAAATTAGCATGCCTTTTAAATGTTGTACTGAAAAATGATATCTCGGGATCACCCATGATATATTCATCCTGAGCACCAATTGCAATTAATTGAACAACACCTGCCGACATGGTATATTACTATAAAAGGAGAAAATTACAGGTTGGGTTTTTTACACACGAAACGAATTATTAAAAAATTATCCTTAGCAGGACTTGATGGCAGAATTGGGTTACCATCTTGGTTACGAATGTTAACAGTGAAACGATCAATGCTGCGAATTGGGTTCACATATTGAGTCACTAATGAATAGTTATCTTTGTAAAGAAATGTGCTAGTACCATCTCCGACAATACTAGCGAAAGATCCTCTCACAACACTCGCCGCCGCTTGACCATTTGGTTCATTAGAAGCACGGTCAGAGAAAATACTGTCAAGCTCCTCTATGGAAAGGTAACAGTGTTTAGTCGCCGTGGTGGTGTTAATTCTAGCAGCTAACAATTTAGCCTGAACAACATTTCTTAGAGGTTGTTGAAGATGACAAGTGAAAGCATTGGAAGTAGTTTGTCCAATCGTATCAATGGTCACGGTATGGTATTCGTGTTGAAGATCTGGAATCAACTGAGTAGGAGTTGTAATCAGCGCCATATATCATTAGCTTAGATTAAAGATCCACCAATTCCGTCAGTAATTTCGTACCCACCAGCTTGATCAGTGACAAGTTTTTGGGCACCACAAACACCTCCTGGAGTTAAACCCTTGGCGTAAGGGCCACCTTTCTTACCAGAACCAGCGGTACACTCGAGTTCGACTGGGAGATCGAAGACCGAACCATCACTGATAGTCTTGGTGGTGATGGGGGTGTACCCACTGGTGGTACTGGTCTTGAAAGCCGCAAGTGCTGAGATTATCAGTAGAAGAATACCAATTGTAGCCAGAGAATTTCGACTGACACGATTAAGCTTTAACATTTATAATGAACTAAGAAATTTTTTAAACTGCGTTAAAGGTAATTTTTTTAGTTTCTACATAGAGAGTAGATGGACGAAGAGATCGTAATCGATCGAGGAAATACTAGTGTTATGAAATTGGATGCAGATGAGCAGGCCATTATGGATGAGATTCAGATTTCCGCCCCTCGCCCTCAACGTGTACCTAGACCAATTAGACCCACTTTTAAGCCACCTCCCATGGCGCAACAACAGGAAAGTATGGATGCTTTTGTGAATCCCACCAAACAGACTCATCAAAATGCTTCAGCCCCGGATGAAGAGATTGATTATGGTGATGGTGATGAAGATGCAAATTTTTTTGACGATGCTGATGATTATGGAAATCAGGGTCCAGGACAAGAGGATGAAAAACCTACGAAAGGGTACGGTTCAATTGACGAGGAGAAGGCTGATCTTATCAACAAGTTGGGACGCCTGGAGAAAAAGGGTTTTACTGTAAATAAGAGACTCAATGCTTACTCAAATGTTGATGAACTCAGATCAGAGGTGAAGCGCATCACGTATAGTATAGATGTTGAGCAATCTGTTCGCTTCTCTCGAAGAATGCTCGTAGCGTGTGTGACTGGCCTGGAGTTCCTGAACAAGAGGTATAACCCATTTGAGGTTCAGTTGGAGGGATGGTCTGAATCAGTCATGGAGAATGTAGATGACTATGATGGTGTTTTTGAAGAGTTGTATGTTAAGTACAGGTCAAAGATTTCGGTTGCTCCAGAGATCAAGCTGATAATGATGCTCGGTGGTTCGGCTATGATGTTCCATCTTACCAATAGTATGTTCAAATCGGTGATGCCCAATATGAATGACGTCATCAAGCAGAATCCAGACCTAGTCAAGAATATGATGAGTGCTGTTCAGAATACCACTCGCCAAACTGGCGGTCCCGCAACAGAGGCTCCTGTTGGTGGAACTGGTGATTACCAGATGCAGGGACCTGGTATAGACATCTCCAGTCTAATGGGTGGTATCATGATGCCCCCGGCACCTCCTATGAACACCACTGCCATTTCAGCCACTGATAAGCAGATGGAAGATGACGATGATATCTCCGACATCATCTCCATCTCAGGTGACTCGACTGGCGGTGAGGTCAAGGAAGTTAATGTGACGGCAACCAAGTCAAGGCGTACCAGGGCGAAGAAGGCTAAGAAGGAAATTAATCTCTAATTATATATAAATGATAGCTTACTATCCTTTGGAGGAACTGGAACCTCCGAAGTTGGAACCAAAGATGGTTCCCAATCAAGAACTAGTCAAACAGGTGGGATCAGAAGAAAGTGAATTGAACTACATCGTGATGGCTTTCATTGTCGGAGTTGTAGCGTTAGCTATTTCTGACGTCATCAGGGCGTAATTGTTATGTCTACCGCGGGGTTTTCCTCCGTAGCAGATTTAATTACCGAATAAAATTCCAGCAAGACCCTTACGGATTCTTAACACGTTATAGTTCACTGCAAACAATGACAGTTCTTGACTTGCTGGTCGAAGACTACCTAACTCGACACCATGAAGAGTTAGAGATGAGTTATCTATACGACTAAAGTTTAAAGTTCCCGAGGGATTATACTCGGAAGCATTGAGAGAGAAGTGATAGGCAAAGTACCGAGTATTACGTAATATTTCACTCTCTGAAATAAAGTTTGATCGTCCAAATGAGGATTTGTAATAATTTTGCACAGTGTGAAAGTATACAGGAGACATTCTCTCAAAGAGATGTGTTCCATTAATCTGTAAATCAGCCGTTGAAAACGTAAACCGATCATTTGTGAAATTTGAATCTGTGGCAGATACACCCCAGAACAAGGATTTCACGGGGTGATTAAACTGTGAAATATCGGCAACATTGTAACCACCTGATTCTGTGGTATTATCTGTTACACTGATTAAATCCTTATTAAAAGACTGGACTTGTGTGATGATAAGATCCATTTCTCTCTTTGTGAATGTTTCTCTTTCATCTTTATCGAGGTAGATGTAATTTCCGTAAACGTTTGCCTTCTTCTCGGAAGCATTTAGGCCAGCTAGGTTTGTTTCGTCAAAGTCTATCTTTATCTCAACTTGATGATGCTGGAGGGCTATGAGAGGTAAAAACGCTTTATGATCACAGAAAAAGAAGTGGAGAGGGAGGAATGTGTGATTAGATGTTGATGCCTTATTGTTCAATTCCTGGGATTTTGTTTGTGTATCAGCTAAATAGTTTGTCCATATGTCAGAAAAATAATCAAAAGGTTGTGAATCAATTTTTTGACCACCAATGTAAAGATTGATAGTAGAGTTATAGAACAAATTTGAAACTATATTTGCATCCCTTGACCCAGCTTCTATCCACAAACTATTAATGATATCACCAAGAATGGGTATCGTAATAGACGTATCTGTGGTAGTGATAGTCTTAATGAATTTCGGAGCTTGAGAAAAATTCGTATGTCGTGTAAATTTCGTACGAAAAAAGGAATGTCCTTCGTCACTTATGATGTAGGCATCCTGCACACCCTTAGAAACGAGTTGTATTAATGCACCCGACATTTATTAATTAGTCAGATTATAAAAACAGACACTTTCCCTGAGGGAAGTCACTTTTCGGCTCTTCCGAATGCTTGCCACGTATATTGAATCCACCTTGTCTATATACCTTGAGTCTCTTATAATACATTGCTGTAAAGATAGACCAAGGATCATGAACATCGTAGATATGTGGATCATTCTTTTTACCTTTCGTTTCTCTCATAATACGCCCAATACTTTGGGTAATATCGGATTTGGGTGAAGCTAAAATAACGGTGTCTAGAGTGGGAATATCCAAACCTTCATGTGCTTGACTGAACGTTGCGAAAATGATCTTCTTCTTAGAAGATTCTTGGAGTTGAGCTTCTTTCATTCCACCCATGTACAATCCAGATGTTTTGGGAAAGCATTGATGAAGGAACTCACAATGAAAACGTCTATCACTCAAAACGAGTAACTGTCTCGTACCTGCTGATGCCTTTTTAACAAGTTCTACGAGCATCATATTTCTCCTTCTATCTTCAACAAGTTCCGTGATCATGTTCGGCATTGAGATTTTACCGTTCCTCATAGATGGTGGTGGATTCTTATAGTTTGGAGAATCATATACAATTTGGAAAACCTCAACTTGTTCCTGATTTTTGCGTTCTACTGCGAAGAAAGTGGGACCCATAAACCAATGTAAAACTTTAGTGAGTCCATCTTTCCTCTCAGGTGTCGCCGAGAGTCCAAATATGTGTTTGGGACACATTTTGAAGAGTGACTGACTGAAAACCTTGGCACAAATATGATGTGCCTCATCTACTATGAGGGTTCCTACACTCTCAAAATCTGTAAATGAATATTCTTTTAGGGAAAGTGATTGAAGCATAGCAATGATAAAATCACATTCAACTTCCTTCTTATCTTGTTGTACAATACCTATGGTGGCACCTGGACAAAACTGTTGAATTCTCTCCCTCCACTGATCAGCCAAAAACTGTTTATGTACTACAATCATAGTCCTGTACCCCAATTTACATGCTATGGCCAAGGATACCGTCGTTTTGCCGTACCCACATGGTAAAGAAAGGACGCCGTGGCCAGCTTTAATTGCTGCTCGTAGTGCATCGTTTTGGTGTGTGGTATCTCGAAGTTTCCCAACAAACTTCGTATTGATACGGGTGGGCTCTGGTCTCTTATCATCTCGTGGTTCTCCAAGTTTAGAAGTTCCATAGAATCTGGGAACACAGACTCCTGTCTTAGTTGCTCTGAAAACCTTGAAAGGCGGTGGAGGAAATCCATAATCCCCATTGACTACAGGTCTTACGGTAAGTTCTTTTTTAATTTCGGGAATTGGACCCGAATTAACTAAATAACCTGTTCTAGTCAATGTTGTCATGATATACTTATTTAAAGATGTGAAACTTTAAATAAGTATAATGCCTGTTGTAAACGTTGAAGAAAACATTAAGAAAATCCAAATGAATATTGAACAAATGACTCAAGAAGTTTTCAGACTTCAAGGTATGCTTACCACTTTCAACGAATTTAAGAAGGGTGGGCTCAAGACCATTGATCTTCCCAATGACCCTCATGAATCCGAGCAGACTGAAGAACTGTCGAGTATCCAAGAAAAGCCGGAATGATTTCCTACATTCCAATACCCTTTAAAATCTATTTCAATATCTACTGTATCCCCTTTTACGAGTGATTGTATAGGTCGTCCCTCGACTTTACACATGACTCTTCGGTAGCGAAATGGAACTTTAACTGTGAGAACTGTTCCATTTAAGGGGTCATCTATATTTTGATTCACTAGAAGATGTAAGCGTTGTGCATGCATCCGTTCTATAATTCCACAAGCTTTCACAGGGATTATAAAACGGATATATTTTTTAGAGTTGTGTTCATAAAATGGTTCATACACTTTAGCTATGAACTTCATATATTATATGCTACCAATAAAACTATAAGTAAGACAACAAGGAATATTGCAATATTGCTTAATAGAATTGGTTTCAATGGTTCTCTTGTTCCAAAGCAGATGTGACTTAAGGCTCGGGAAACTTCAACTGATGCTTCAATGCTGGAGTAAGGTGTATGTCTAGGTGACATCATACCACACATGGCAACCTTTGAGCATTTTCCAAAGAAGGGGAGTTGACCTTCAATACTGAGAACACCCGATGATTGTGAAAAATTCCATTTGTTCTCTTTCCACTCAGCACCCCAACCAATCCTGATGGAATTGGGTTGTGGTAATTTAAGTTGTCTAACGACTTCATTTTTGATAGTTTCTGGGTCAGAACTGAGTACATCTTTACCAAGATCACAAATAACACATGATACAGTCTTACCATCACTGAGTACCTTTGGTTGTAAGTTCCACTTGGTTTCTATGGAAACTTCTAAATCCGATTTCATTTTAATTGGTTGATTATAATCCAATAGAACATTTATAGCACCATACGTACTTCTTCTAAGTTTCGCATCTGCGTCCGGTCCCCAATTGTTGCCAAGTAGATCTAGAGCGGGGCTATTATCTAGACACAAAAAGAGTATTCCATCTTTTATAATTCTTTCATCTGAAAACTTTGCTACGAAATCATTGTCGCCGTATTGAACGTCTAAAAGTTCAGCACCAAAAACAAAATTGGCACCAGCTTTGAGAAGCGCTTCTTCCATCGCGTCACACATAACTTTACCGGAAACGCGTTGAGTGTAACGTTTGGAAAGCATGGTATGGTCTATATTTTTTACAAATTCATATGCTGTCATCACATCCCATGTAACCCCATCCATGATGAGTGGTATGTGTTCAACGATCTTCTTGGCATTTTCAGTAAGAGGACCTATGGCGTCTTTTACTGATATACTTTTAAATTTTTTAGGTTCCCAAAGAACCCTAGAAATGAGACCTATCAGGGTTTTATAATCGTCATATTCCAAACTTTTATGAGTTGAATCCCATATACCACTATCTTTCTCTAAAACAAATATCTTGTCCCAATCAATATTCAATTCATTGAATAGAGAACGGGTATTTACGAATGCACGATCAAAAAGAATCCTGTGTGCATGGAGGTCACGAGTCTCAATTTCAGGCTCCCACCAAGAACCACCAGCTGATACTTTTCTGTCATAAATGGTAACATCGTGATCTCCTGTGCGTAAGATTTCCCATGCAAGAGATATTCCAGTTGGACCAGCTCCCACGATATGAATCTTCATTCTATATTTAGCTTATAGAAAAAATCCTAAGGTTAATGTAGGATATGTTGAGTATACTCAGTCAAGCCAATATGAAGACGCCACCTGTCAAGTTGGCGCCAAATCAAAAGGTAAAAACATGGAAATTTGCAGCTAAATATTTATGGAAAGAACGCTTTACCGAAGATAAGGCTGAGCTTGGTCGATGGACGAAAGGTGAACTTCTAGACCTTGGCCCGACATTTGTAAAATTAGGACAGATAGCGTCCACGCGAGGAGACCTCTATCCACCAGAGTTTACCAAAGAACTTGAATCTCTCCAAGATAATGTACCACCATTCGATTTTAACCTTGTAAAAAATGTTGTAAATAAAGATATATTCAAAGATTTTGACGAGATTCCATTCAAATCGGCTAGTATTGGACAGGTTCATAAAGCCACCTTAAAAAATGGTAAGAAGGTTGTTGTAAAATTGAAAAGACCTGGAATCCTAGACATTATGAAATCTGATACAAACAATGTTAAGAAGATATTGGACTTTATTCAGTCGATAGGTGTTGACACTGGTTCTAGTTCTGAATTTGTTCTCAATGATTCTATCGAGTATCTTCTTGGAGAGGCTGATTATAAACAAGAGGTTGAAAATGCGATTAAGTTTAGAAGGAGTTTGAAGGGGATTGATTGGATAAAAGTACCTTATATGTATAAAAAGTACTGTACCGATGATATGATTGTCATGGAGTATGTAGAGGCTGATAAGATTACAGAGATCAAAAATAAGAGAATCAATAGGAAGAAGGTGTGCGAAGCATTGGTTAATTCGTATGTAATTCAAACGATGGACGGTGGGTTATTTCATGGTGATCCACATCCAGGTAATCTAGCCATTTCCAAAGATGGTAAATTGGTGTTTTACGATTTCGGTCTACTCATAGAACTTAATGATGAATTGAAACAGGGTTTCGCAGACTTATTTGGGTGTATTATAAAACGAGATACAAAGGGAGTTGTTCAAATATTAATTAAGCTAGGTGTCATTGTACCAACATCTTCAGACATCAGTGATATTGAAATATTTTTTGAAACCATCTTGGGGTATTTAGAAACCCTAGATGGTGGTGCTATCATGAACGACGAGCTTGCGGCTGAACTTGCTATGGAAAAACCATTCGTTGTACCAACAAGTTTTGTGTATCTAGCAAAATCATTTTCCCTAATTGAGGGGATATGTCTCCAACTCGATCCAGATTTTGATTACTTTACGTACCTGGAACCAATGATTCAAGAGCAATTTTTAGAGTCTCTTGATATAAGTGAAATTATTATGAATACCACAGAAATTCCATCTAAAATTGGAAAAATAAATTCGACTGTTCTCGGCCTTGAGAGGTCGAGAGCAGCGATGAAACGGTCAATGATTAAAACACGACAGGAAATACGGATAGTTCAATACAGTGTGGTATGTGCTCTATTAGCAGAAAGATTCAATGGGACACCGTTCGCTGCACTACTCGTAGCATTTGCGATCTGGATTACTTTTCGTAAAGATCGATCTCTTTAGCGTTACTCTTCTTCTTTTTAGTCTTTTTAGTCTGTTCCTTATCCTTCTTGATAACATCTTGATGTTCCTTGAACATCTCTTGAACACGCTTGCGCTCGTCACGGGCGATGTCACCAATCTTATCCTTGATCTTGTCTACCTCGGTCTTCCTTTGTTTTTGTATTTTCTTACCAATCTTCTTAAAGTCATCGGATTTAGCGAACCATGTGGGGGATGCAGTAATAGCGAACATAGTGTTTGTTGTATTTTAAGGACATTTAATTTTTAACCGTTTTAATTTTTCTAGAAACTCTCTCTTTTCACCTGGAGATTCAATTTCCTTCCCAGAGTTTATAGCTTCAATTTCGGGTCCCGTTAACTGCATCGCATTTACGCGGAAGTCCATGAATGCCTCCATAGAGTGGGGTACTAGGGGTTGGACAAGTTCATATATAGCCGTGGCATAGTCACGAATTTCCTTTTGAGCGTGATGATCCATCCTCAATTGTAAGAAATGCATGAGATTATGTAGGTCCATCTTCCACACAAAGGAAGTATAGGTAGATTGGGGAAGAACACCCCGAGCTTGTTCTCTACACACACCCTTTTCAAGCAACTGTTCATACAACTTGAATGCCTGCTTATACTGTTCAGAAAGAGTTTGACTCAATTCATCGTCTAGTTCCACAATACCTTCTGATCCTTGATGATTTACGACCGACTGTCCACGCAGGACTTCTGGTTCGTAATATTCCTCATCAACGATAGAATACCTAGCAGACATCTCATTCACAGAGGCAGTTCGGTGTCTAAGCCACTGACGAGCAATGTATAGGGGTGCCTTGATACGGAACTTGAAAACTACAAGTTCTAGGGGTGAAGTGTGCCAATTACGAACAAGATATCTAATAAGACCTCGGTCACCGCGAGTAGTCTTGGTACC